CTTAACAGCTTCAATAGCATCAAGCATTTCTTTTGTAATTTCCATTTAAAGATCCTCAAAAATTTCAAATGTAATTCTGATTTGTGTTTGAAACTTACCTTCTGGACTTGATGTAAGTATTTCAGGTCCTACAGGAGAATCAAATATTACATTTGATACTGTCACTCTATTGTATAAGTCTCTTAGTCTCTTGCCAATCGTGTAATTTGACCCTGCTCCGATACCTTCTTCTGTAAAGATATTTAGTATCACCAAACCAACAACATTATTTGTGGCACTGCTCGTATCGCCTTGAGTCAAATATTCATTTGCACCGAAACTTGTAAGGCATTGAACAAAGGTATCCTCTGTTGTGGAATCAAATGCCATATTGTTGAATACAACAGGAATCGCAGGGCTTGATGCTAGTTCAGTTGCTAGTCTCGCCTCAATTGTGGATCTGACTGTATTTAAATCTATTGCTGCCATCAGATGCCCCTCCTAATTTGTTTTAAGACATATTGTTCAAGTTCTTTGCCTATAAGTTCTGGAAAGCCAGGAACAGTTTTTTGTCTTGTCCTATATCTACGACCCCATGAAGGAGGTAGGTTTGTTCCAAAACAAACAGGCTCTGCATAGGGTAAATTATTTGTGACTGTTCCTTGAAACTTTTTAATATCTGTCTTCCAAGCGGCTCTAAGCTGGCCGCCTCCCTTTGGTTCTCCTTCATAAACAACTCTAACTGGTGTTGCTTTTTTCACTCTTCTAGTCCACTCCAAAGTAGTAGACGATACAAGATCAACCACTAATTCTTCAAAAAAATCATCAATTTGATCTAACCTTATTTGTCTTGCCATATTTACCTCAGGATAAGATCAAAACTTATTGCTGTATTATTTTGTTCATTTGTCACTACCTGAATAATTTTAAACTCAACACTGCTTATAACAACTCTGTCTTTTGTTGTTGGTACAAAGGTCAAATCCCCTGCTGATATCGTTAACCTTTTATCCTGGGATTCAATCAGATCATTTACCTCAGATCTGTTTACATTTGTTAACGCACCTTTGACAGTTGTATCAGATGTAGATTCTGTAATAGCTCCAGTGGTTGTGTTATAACTACCAGCCGTTACCTGTCTGATAGTCACATCACCTCCCAGCTTACTCAAAGTCTTTGATGCTGCCTTTTTTAGTGCGTTGGCAAGACTCATAATGAATAAGCTATTACCTGACCACTTGCAAGAGTAATGCTTGTGATAACACCTTCAATTTCAGATGATGATTTCATGGTTATACCATTAATTGTTGCAGAACCGTTTTCTGTTAAGTTCTCAGCAACTAAAGTCACCTCTGCATTTGATAAGCAATGCACTTTACCGAATCTGCCAGTATGGGCATTTGTATCTGTAATGATTATCCCTGCTGGGTATTGGTAGCCGTAATTCACTTTAAGACCTCTTGATTGATAAGTTTGCTCTTCCACCTATTCTAATACCCATTAGGTAATGATCAACTATCGGTGGGATTCGATCAATACCAACTGCCCCATAGAATCTAGGGGTTGCATTTATATTACCGATACTAACAGTTGCAAAATCTTCCAGACCACTCAACTCCAAACCGTTCCTATTGTTGTTGAGATATACCGCCAAGATGACCTGTGCATTTTTTACACGATCTGGGATTTCAGTATCTGTGTAATAATCAGCGACTAATCTGTTTGGGAAAGATAAGCCATAAAGGTTGGTGTAAGTGTCGGGTTTTCTTACTCCTGATCTTGGCCACTCTAGTGCCTGAGTATCATCTACCCTAGCCCCCAGGAACTTTTCACGATCAATTCTTTGGGCAGCCGTAAACAATGCACGATTTTTATTGTCGTTGCTTGACCCATCCCATGCAGCAGCGTCATCACTGAGGACTAAACCTTCAATGAAAGAGTTTGCATCATCAAGTGTTATATAGGTGTTTGCGTTAGCACCACCAACAGTTGCATCAAGTGTTATCGCCATTTAGTTTTACCTTTTTGGGCTTTGGTTTTGGTTTTGGCTTTTCAAGAGTTGGAGTCAATGAAGCTGCCTTTTGAGCAGCCTCATTCCTCACTCTCATTCGCCTGAAAGCGAACATTCCCATTTAGCTAGATGCTCCCTTTAGAGCAACATAGTTAATAACGATAGCTTCACTTAGAGAGCCACCTGATACGTTAGAAACTGTGATCTTGAATGATCCAGCTGCGATTCCGTTAGCACTTACGATGTAAGCACCAGCAGTTCCAGCAGAACCATGACAAGCAACGACAACATCTGTTGCAGCGACTTTGCTGTTAGTAACTGTGAAAGATACTTCAGCAGCATCAGCTAATGCAGCGTTATTCATTGTTATCTGTCCACTCTCAGTGTTGAGAGTTACACCTGTTGATTTGTTAGTAGCCTGAGTTACAGTACCACCGTCTGTTGGGCCGATTAAACTACCAGCACCAATTTCAAAAATAGAAGCCATGATTTTAAAATCCTAGTTATAGCAAGGGTTTTCGTCTAATCCATGTTGGACACGTTGGTCGCCCTGACAATCCCTATATTTTTAGTCTCATAAACTTTCGACCATGAAGCAACAGTTTCCAACACAGTTCTTGTTGGGTTTACTGTTGAAACAGCGTATTTAAGACCTACAGGATGATAGATGTAGTGGAGATCCACAGCCATTGCTTCTTCTAAAGCAAGAATGTCTCTATCTGTTTGTGTTCTGATTGGTGCCTGCTCACCTGTGACAACTGCTCCTTCTGTAAAAAAGAACGTACTGAATTCCGTTGAAGCACCAGAACCTGTTGTTGGAACATCATCCGAAACAATAATTCTAAGACCTCCAAATGTTTCAACAACATTAGGGCCATCAAATGCTCTGACTGTGCTACCACCTGTCGCTCCTGTGTCGGGTGCGCCTGTGTTGTCGTAGATGCGATCAATCATATTTCGCTCTAACAAATCTCCATAGACGTTGGAGTGCATCGCAACTGTTGTTAGTTTTGATCCTTGATCTCCAAGTAAAGATTTTGCCTTTGCAATATGACGAGGACTTAATGTTGTTGGAGAATCACCTGATTCTGAATCAATTGTTAAATCAAACAAAGCAGAGTTGCTGTCGTTTGCATTGATAGAACCAAATGCACCAGTTAAACAGGAGAATAAATCCTTCTGCTTTTGGTTGTTAACATAAGCAGCCATCTTCTGAGCGATAGCAGCCATTGGATCTGGGCCACCACCAACTGCAAGTGCGGCTAAATCCCGTGAAGAAAATGCTCGTCCACGATGTAGCACGGCTGCAATCTGGTTGTCAGCTGTGATCTTTCCAGGTGTTAATGATAATGAATCTGTGAGAACTTCAAAGTCTCCAGATAGGTTTGCTTTGTAGAACACTTTTGTTATCCCGAAAGCTCTTTATCTTTCGGTTCTACATCTTTGCCATTGATGTAGGTCGGACTATATCTTCAACCCAGAGGGTTGCAAGGCACTCGTGGAAGCATTACTCAGTTTCCTGTCGGCTTCTAGTCTCTGAACCTTCCAGCTTGTGGACTGGCTTGGCTGCTGATTATCCTTTAATGGTGGACTTCCAGCAATTCACCTTGTTTCATTATGCTGTTGCCAACATAAGCCCCAACTACTCTTTAGGGATCTTAACGAAATCTCCTCCACGCTCTGCTGAAAGATTTAATTCTGCCAAAGGTGTTACTACCCCACTCTGTAGGAAGGCATCTCTCTGAGTTGTCTCCTCAATTAAGTAGGGGGTGAACACTTCAGGTATTATTAAATCCGACCTCAATGTAGCCATGAGAATTTAAATAATATGTTCACTTCGAGGCACAACCTCTGACATGGCACAACCACGTTGACTCTATATTAACTAGAAACTGCGTTTTTTAACATATTATATTTATTTATATCTGTTCTATATAATCTAGCCTGCTCAGTTAGGTTGAAAGATTCTCTGGCAAATGGGTTGGCTTCTCCTGTAATTACATCAGCAGTGACTTTAGTTGTTGTAGCCCCACCTCCCTGTGGTCTTGGGTTTTTCTGTACCCATTGAGGCATTTTCTGTTGCGCCCAATCTTTCACAGGTGTTCTGTTATAACCATCAACAATGACAACAGTGCCATCAGCTTCTCTTGCAAGTTGATCTCTGTTTATTCTTGACAAAACATATTGTGGGTCATGTACGACATCAGCTAATGCACTGACAGCAGGGGCTTCAACTTCAAGCTCTCTTTGTCTTTGCTCAAGCTCTTGAATCCTTTTGTTTTTGGCTGCTTCTTGTTCTCGATACTGAGTTGCAAGTTTTTCTCTTGCCTCTTCATATTTTCCCTGTGCCTCAAGTTCTTCCTGTTCTTTTTTCTGTTTATATGCAATAAGGGCATTCACATCAACATCCTGTGGAACAGCTTTTGCTGTCTCTTTTGCTTTTTTATAATCATCTAATAATTCAGCATTTTTCTTTCTCATTGATTCAACTTCTGCTTTCAAAGCATCAACTTCTGCCTGTGAAGGATTTGGTTTGATTGGTTCGTCTGACATAAAAAATCGTAATATTTATTTATAATATTATCGTGAAAATTACCATTTGACCTTATGTGACCAAAATAACGGTGAAAATATCGTTGGATTTGGGTTCTGGGCATTATGTCTTGCGTAATAACTAGCTCTTCTCTGCTTTTCTGCTTTTGTTCTTGGATTCTTGCCAGCACCTTTGACTCCCTGCTGTCCAAACCTGATTAATTTAACCTCATCACCCTTTTTTGCAAGCACAACATGAGATTTTGTTGGATGACCTGGAGTTGGTTTTGCTTTGTTAACTTCTGTTAAGCCATACTTTTTCAGCTTACGTTCTATCTTTTCTTTTTTACTTAATGTCATTTGCCTATCTTCTCCTGTGCCATTCTATGCGCTCTTGCAAAACTCATGCCTTCACGCATTTTTCTTACCATGTAATTCATGTGCCTTTTAGTGTGATGCACTGAATGAGCTTTCAAGGTTTCTTTTTGTTTTTTTGTTAGTGGAGCCATTATCTTTTCTTTTGATATTTTGAATAAATTTTAGCGTCTGCTGTTCTTGCTCCACCTTTACCTGTCATATAACTATTCACTCTGCCCATTGCCCACGCACCCATCGGTACATTACGAGAACCAGCAGAAAGATATGCACCCTGACCCTTGCGGTAAACTTCTGCAAGTTCACCATAAAAAAAGCGAGTACCTTCTGCCTTTTTCTTAAGGCTAGCTTTTACGCTTTCGCTTAGTGGTTTTCTTCTTTTTGCTTGAGACATTTTGCTTGGTGCGTGATTTAGATACAGCCTTTATATCAATAAATTCTCCTTTTCTGTAGGCTTCGGCAGTTCTCTTGATCTCAGCCGCTTTCGCTGCTCTATCTTTTGACCCAGACAGATATTTCTTTGGAACACCTGTCTTTTTGTCCTTTGGAACTCGCCTTCTTTTTCTAGTCACTTTTTAGATTTTTTCTTAGTTGTTTTAGGTTTGACTTCGCAGTTTTCAACCTTTGGCTTTGACTCATCATAAGTCTGAACTTTAAATGTATATCCCATTATTTTTTACCTCCCTTTTTTTTCTTTTTACCCTTTGGCTTCATTGATCCATAGTGTGATGGCATAACAATAAAAGTAACTGTTTATATATTACTTCCTTTTACGTTTCTTAGCTGTTTTCTTTTTGCCTGCTGTAGATAATGCAATGGCCTGTGCCTGCTTTAACGTCTTCCCTTCTCTCATCAGCAAACGGATGTTGCTTGAGATAACAGATTCAGATTTTCCTTTTTTTAATGGCATATCTATAGTTTATATTCTTTTTTTATTTGGTCTAATGTTTTTTCTGTGCCATCGCTTCTAATAATTTGTCTCAATGCCTTTTGACCAGAGCTACCTTTTTTATTTGCTAATCTTTTGAAAAATCTAACTCTCTGTTCATTGCCGAGAGTTTTTATCTGTAAATCTTTTTTTTGATTCAATAACCAATCACCATATGCAACATTTTGTGGAACTCGACCTGTGATGCTTGGTCTTGTATCAAGTGCAGTTTCGGGTGGCTTTTCAAGTCCAGGATATTTTTTTTGCAATCCATCAAAGTCAACAACAGGAATAGTGGTTGACCTACAGTTAAAATGCTGTGGAGGTGTCGGCCCCTTGTTATACGCAAACTGTTGGCCATCAAGTCTCTGGCAGATTGGTGTAGTTTTTGAATCCAATGTTGCAACATATTCATATTTAGGAGCAACTTTGCTATTTGCAGCATAAACAGCCTGTGATGCTTGGTTTTGTACTTGATTTACAGAAGTTCTTACAATCGTTTGGATTTGATGATTTGCAAGTTTTGTAAGTTCTCCACCCGATGCTGCAAGTTGTTTGACAGATAATGGGCCAAAATCTGCAAAATTTAAATCTCCAACTAATCGTCTTGCAATCTGTTGTGTTGTCTCTCCACTAAATACACCTGATCTTATGGCTAATGCAAGTTTTTCTTGTGAACTGGCAGCAATACCTCTAAATGCTTTATTTACAGTTTCGCCATTAGGCAAAGTTACTGCTGATCCTTGAGTTGCGGTCAGTTCAAATTTGCCAGCACCGAATCTTTTGAAAGCATCTTCCTTAAATTGTTCAGTTGTAAATATATTTATCTGTGTTGGGTCTGTCATTATTACAGATTCTGCATATTTTGGACTTATGGCAACGCTATTAATCGGCACATCACCAGATGCTGTTACTTTTTTCAATTCATTTACAATAAAATCTCGCTGTAAAAGAGTTATCCCCTGTAATTCTTTCTTAAAATCTCTTGCCGTAGCACCAGACCATTTATTCAAGCTATCTT